ACTTATTGGTCAGAGAAGGGTTTATCGGCGGCTTGGGTAGCAGACAGAAAAGCTATGAAGGTTACTAGGCTTTCAGAGGAGGCCAGAAACAAAAGATTTAAAGAAATAAAGAGCGAGCTCTACGAAATTACAATAGTTACAGGCACAAGAAAAGATGGTTCAGAATATAGCTACGAAGATGGTAGGAAATTGGCCTTTGATGGCGCTGATGGACTTATGGACATAATTGATAGCTTCACGAATGGTAAATTCTATGCTTCTGGAGCTTTTGGTCACGGATATACATATTGGAAGAACAGAAAAGGAAGTGGTCAACAGGCAGAGGCATTTGCAAACTTGTTTGCCATTCAAAACTCACCCGAGGCTGTAGAGTATGCAAAGAAAAACTTTCCGGCTTTGTGGAAAGCTTTTACTGATAAACTGGAGGAATTTGATGCTAACAATTGAAGACGTTTTAAAAGAATATAAAGAAAAGTTTGGAGTTGAACCTGTTCTTGGTAGAGGATTTGCGGCTGATCATATTGAGTTACTCATCGAAGCAATTGATAAAGATACCCAATTAACAGATTTGGATTATAGTGCTAAAGAACCAACAACATTAAGCTTATAACAATAACCCTAGACGTGAAACCGTATTATGTGTTAGTTTGTGGGTAATTAAATTGCGGTATTAAAAAGGACAATAAGATGTCAGACGCCCCACAAGTCGATATTGAAGATTATATCGCAGAAACAGAAACCAAGTCCGAGACCCTTGATGTAGCTTTTGAATATAAGGCTGAAGAGGAAGAAGGGACATTCTCTGGGTATGGTTCAATTTTTGGAAATAAAGATTTAGGAAATGATGTTGTCGTTGAAGGCGCATTCGCCAAATCAATTGGTAAGAAGGGCGCTAAAGCTGTAAAGCTACTCTACCAACACAGACAAGATGAGCCTATAGGCGTTTTTGATGAGATTATTGAAGACCAAAGAGGCCTCAAGGTCAAAGGTCGCCTTGCTATGGGGACACAACGTGGACGTGAAGTCTATGAACTAATGAAGATGGGTGCTCTTGATGGCCTTTCAATTGGCTATAGGGTTGACCCAAAAGGTACATACTATGATGAGAAGGGCAAACGCCGCTATCTCAAGACTGTAGACCTTATGGAAATTTCTGCTGTAACTTTCCCCATGAACCCACGCGCAAGGGTTCAGGCTGTAAAGGGAGCAGAACGCACAGTACGGGAATGGGAAGAACTACTGCGGGATGCAGGAAGCCTATCGCGCACTGAAGCAAAGGCGGCGGCTTCTGCCGTTACCAAGGCACTTGAACAGCGGGATGCTGTAAAAGAGGAAACGCCTAAAGTCCTTGAGGCTCTAACAAGCCTTACCAACATCCTTAAAACTTAAACGGAAAGGATCGTCCAAATGGAAGATCAAGTAAAAACAGCCGTAGAAGCGATGTCAGGTGCTTTTGAAGAATTTAAAAAAGTAAATGATGATCGTTTGGCTCAAATTGAAGCTAAAGGTTCTGCTGACCCATTGGTAGAAGAAAAGCTTGCTAAAATCGAAGGTGACTTAGATCGCTTTGAAAATGTTAATCAGAAGCTAGTTCAACAGCAAAAACACGCTGAAGGTTTCGAAGCAAAATTAAACGAAATCGAAACTATGTTAAAGCGTCCAGCAAATATGATGGAAGCTAAAGAAGTTGATTTATCCCTAAAAGCTTGGGACAGCTTCATGCGTCTAGGCCAAGAAAACATGGCTCCAGAAGAAGTTAAGGCACTAACAGTCGGTACAGCCGCTACTGCTGGTAACTTAGCACCAGCTGAGTACGTGGATGAGTTAATCAAAGTGATTACTGAGATTTCTCCAGTACGTTCTGTTGCGCGTGTTCGTCAAACTTCAAATAAAGAAATTGAAGTACCAAGCAAAACTGCGACTTTCGCGGCGGCTTGGACTGCTGAAACTGGTACTCGCTCAGAGACAACTGGTTACACAACTTCTTTAAACACTATCCCAACACATGAACTATATGCTCTTGTAGACATATCTGGTCAGTTGCTTGAAGATAGCGTGTTTGATCTTGAAGCTGAAATGAACCAAGAATTTGCTGAACAGTTTGCAAAAGCTGAAGGCGCGGCGTTCATCTCTGGTAATGGCACAAACAAACCAACAGGTATTGCTGATGGCAACACAGTAGGACACACTGCTACTGGTGCGGCTTCTGCGGCTATCTCTACAGATAACCTAATGGATTTGGTTCATGGCCTTAAAACAGATTATGCAAACAATGCTACATTCTTAATGAACCGCTCTACACTGGGTATAATCCGTAAGTTGAAAGATACTGCTGGTCAGTACATCTTCCAAACTGGTTTCTCTGGTCAGTCTGGCTTGCCAAACACAATCTTAGGTTCACCATACCTAGAGTGTACAGACGTTGCTGATGCGGCATCTGGTGCAAAATCAGTATATTACGGCGATTTCCGTCGCGGATATATGATTGTTGATCGTATAGCACTATCAGTATTGCGTGACCCATATTCACAAGCTTCAACAGGAAACGTTCGTTATATCGCTCGTCGCCGTGTTGGTGGTGAAGTTGTAATGGCAGAAGCAATGCGCGTTCTAAAGCACTCTACATCATAAAAATGGTCGGGGGGTTAGCGCCCCCCTACTTTCAATAAGGGAGTACCCAGATGAAAATTACTATGATTAAATCATCAATTGGAATTACCAGAGAAGATGGCGCTGAAACGACAACTTATGAAATTGGTAAAGAGTATAAGTCACAAGGTAAGTGGCAAGACGAAATTTTTAAAGGCTTCATAGACATGGGTATGGCTCATGAAATAGGCGGTAACGCAGGGCCGACGGAAACTAAAAAAGTTAGTAGCCCAAGCAAAGCAAAGAAATAAAATGAGAGGTTTTGGTAAATGTCAGGTTTAGAAATAGTAACTGGGCCAAGCATTGAGCCTATAAGCCGTGTGGAAGCGCGTGAGCAACTTAGGTTGGATGATGATATAGATGATAGCCAAGTACGTTCTTATATTACTGCATCCAGAATTTGGGCTGAAAATTACACGGGCAGAGCTTTAATTAATACAACATTTGCACAGCATTTAGATGGATATGTTGACAGCACCCCTGAACCTTATTGGGAGGGAATGAAAACAGGTCCTTCTTTAATTAAAAATATTTCAGAGATAGAAATAGCAAAAGCCCCAGTGGTTAGCGTAACAAATGTTAAGTATTATAAAGATGATAACACTGAACATACTTGGAATGCTTCGAACTATTATGTGGATATATATGGGGATGTAGGTAAAATTATCTTGAGAGACAATGGAACATTCCCAAGCGATATAAGAGCTTCCAATGGCATTAAGGTAACTTTTGTAGCTGGTTATGGAGCAACACCTAATAGCGTTCCAGAGCCTATCAGAATGGCTATGATGCAGTATATGTCATTTATGTATGAGCATAGAGGCGATGATGAGGGCAGAAAAATTTCATTATCCCCAATTATTCCAACTTTAATAAATCCTTATAAGGTTACAAGGTTCGGAGCTACACCATATAATAAAATGATCAGGTCAGGAATTGGTTAATGTCTATAGGCGCAATGCGGTCAAGAGTAGAGATACAAAAGTATACATCAACATCTGATGGTGGTGGCGGTGGCTCTTTGTCTTGGTCTAAAGTTGCCAGTGTATTTGCACAAATAACCCCTAAGACAGCTAGAAAAAATGAATTTGGTGAAGATAATCAGCAAAGAGAAGTGGTAACGCACCTGATAAGGATAAGATATAGAAGCGATTTCACAACAAAAAACAGAATTCATCAGACTTATTCTAGGAATGGTATAAGAGCTACAAGAACTTTTGCTATTAAAGGCATAATAAATGTTGATAATAAGTTTAAATACATGGAACTGACCTGCGAAGAGGGTGTTCCAACATGAGCATAAGAACAAAAAATACAAGAATTAGAAATGAAGACAAAATACTCAAACAGTATGAAAGCCAATTAAAGCAAATCATAGCCGCTGGTGGCCAGATGGTTATGAATGAAGCAAAACAGTCGGTTCAATCTCATGGTTCAAGTGGGAGAACTTATACAAAATATAATCCAAATAGAGTTCACACAGCATCAGCCGATGGTAAAACACCTAATTCT